ACCCCGATACGATGTAGTCGACGAACAGGTTTGACGTGTTATCCACCACCGTGGACTCGCGCCCCGCAACCAACGTGGCACTCGTCGCCAAACTGGCAAGCGTGATCGTTATCGCATTGCTGTTACTGGTCGAGTCGTAGGTCGTAGTGAGTACGGTAGCCATTACGAAGCCTTCGCAGCGTCAATTTCCTGATACGACACGGAACCTTCCCAGCCCATCACGTTCGCAGAGGTGGTGCCGGTCGTTACCGGGCCGGATGAAAGCAACTTTTCCAGCCTTGTTGCCTTGCGCACACATGCCGCCAACACCGTTGCCCCGCTTGCACCTCCCGCACTTACCGCAGCGCCATTCGCGCCGCTTGGCAGTGCAATCACGGCATCGCGCAGCCCTGCACGGATGTTCGCCTTGCTCGCGTCGATTGCATCGCGTCCGGTGAGCATGTTTTGCAGGTTCATCTGCTTGGTCTGGATCGCCAGGATGCGATTGGTATATGTCGCAGTCGCATCAGGCGCATCAGTTGGCGTGAACGCGGCCCAGTTGATCGCGTCGAATATCGCCTTGGTCGGAGCGTCCGTGCGCCATACGTCCGTGGTGCTCGGCAGGTTGTACAGTCGCGCAATCTCGAATGAACCATCCGAGTTCGCCGGGAGCGTGTTCATGTCTGCGCTGGCCGCGATATCGGCCTTGATCGCTTGCAGTTGTTGGGTAGTCAGCATCACGGGTTCCCTTCGGTATCAACAAACGATGAGACCGCAACCGGCTGACCAAACACAAACGACACACTGGTCATGTTGATGTCACTGCCGCTCGTCCCTACGTTCATGTCAGCTACAAACGTCCCGCCCGAGGTCGTAAGCCGTGCCCAAGTTGCGGTGCCCGTGGCGCTCGCATTCGCGGTCGTAATCGCGTTGGCAGTCAACACACCACCGGACGATGCCGCAGCAAACGGCGTGCCGCAGGTAAGCGTCGCAAGCAGGTTTGTTGCAGTGCCACCCGTTGCCGGTCGTGTGCCATCGTAGAACTTGAGCAACCCGGCGTTTCCGACTGCCGTAGCAATCGCGTCCATCCGGGTGTTTCGCAGGGTTGTCGAGTAGGAAAGTGCCATTTATCGCCTCACTGAATGCTTACTTCGTGCGTTGTGCCATCGTCGAATTGCAGGACAGCACCCGCTAACGAACCATCGTCGCCATAGACCTTTTGCATCCCTCTCGGCCGCTTGGGATTGGCAATCATCTGCGACAGCATGGAAACCTGTTCCGCGAGTGCCTGCACGCTCATGGCTTGATCCTGCGCGGGCTGCGCGGCCTGCATTGCTTGCTTTTCAGACTGTTGCGCGGAAAACACAGCCTGCTGCTGCGCTGCGCCTTGCTTCATTTCTTCCAGCTTGATTTGCACGCTGGCTTGAAACTCGGTTTTCCACTTGTCGAACTGCAAGCGGGCAATCTCTAGCGGATCTGTCGACTCAGGCTTAGCCGCTTCCATCTGCGTGCGCTGCATTTCCGCCTCAGTCTTGGCTCGCTCCGTCTGCGCCCTGAAGGCTTCGACCTGCACCTTCGCCATTTCGCCCTCTTTCCGGGCTTTTTCGGCTTCCAATGCGGCTTTGGTCTGCTGCAATTCCTGCGCGGCTTGCTGGAGCATCTGCTGCATTTGCTGCATCTGCTGTTGCGCCATGCCCAAAGCCTGTTTGGCATGGGCCTGCACCTGTAACACCTCAGGGCTTGCGTCCTCGCTTGATTCAAGTTCCTTGATAGGCGGCGGGAGCATGGCTTTCAACCGCTCGGCAACCTCGTGCGCCCCTGGCACATCAAGATTCCGCGCGATGATGTCGCCAATCAGCGGCAGCATTTGCGGGTTGCCCTGCGCGAATTGACTCCAAACCTCGCTTGCTTCTTGCCGCTTGGTGCTGTACGTCGGCCCGACAATCACCGAAACATCGTATTTACCGACATTCGGGTTGTATATCTTCTGGATCACCGCGCCCGTGCTCGGGTCACGGACTTTCGACATCGCTTGGGGCAGTTGCGGGTCGAACTCGGCAAACTCTACCGACCCATCTTCGCCCAATATGCGGATAACCCGCTTGGTGTCGTAAATCTTGGGGATCAGGTCGATCAAAACCCGTCCGGTGTGCTTGATGGCGTGCCCGAGGTTGTCCACAAAGTGGAACGTGCTCGTATCCCCTTGCTGCTGTAGCCGCTTGATGGCGATTCCAGACTTCGCAGCGCCTTCTTGCCCGAGGGATTGGTTGTACTGCCCCGAGGCGGCTTTCATGTCCTCAATGACAGCCATTTTTGCCTGAAGGATGCCCGAGGCTACCTGCGGCATTCCCTGCCGTTGGGGCGTGGGAATCGGGTCGCCATCGTCATCCTTGTGCCGGTACGTCAGCACGGACAGGTTCGAGCGGTTCGCGCTATTCCAATCCTGTTCGTAGCCCTCAATCGCGCCTTCAGCGGCGACAAACGGGGCTTTCGGCTGCAACGCAATCAACTCGGTCTCGGTTGACGACCAGTAGTTGTACATGCGCTGCGCGTCTTTGAGCCTGCGCACAAGCCCCTGAACGATCTTGCGCCCGTTGACTGTCGTAACCTCGCCAACACAGCGAATGACAGGGATGTATTTCCCTGCCCATTCGGTGCGCTCCAAGACTTTCCCGCCCGACAGCTTGAACCATTCAACCTTGCGCCCGGTTACTACCTGCTGGCCATCAACGTCTTTGTATTTCTCAATGACGCGGTAATACTCGGCAATGCGGACAGCGTTCTCGGTGATCCAAAATGACCGATGGCCCTCGTCCATCTCCCAATCTTCGGGATCGTCACCAAATTGTTCCTTGTATTTGTCCTTATCCATGTCCTCTGTGACGAAGCAAAACATGGCATCTGCGGCTACTTTGGACGACGCAAACGAGTCGAAATACACGGTCAAAGGGTTAGCGATAGGCTTGAGGTAAATCTCCTGTTCGCCGGTTTCCGGGTCGCTGTAATCGGTGATGACGCGCCAATAGCCGACACCGCAAACTACCTGAGACTCGCCGCCAGTGGCGTATATTTCATCAGCGTCCGAGCACTCCTGAATGTGCCGGATCACGCCGTTGAACACTTCCGCAGCATCTTCTTCGGCATCGCCCGAATTGGGAATGACCTTGATGGAAGGCTTGTTCTTGCGCTGCTCGTTCGTTACCTGCTTGACGTGCTGGTTTACGCGGTCAATCGTCAGGCAGGGGCGTGCGCCGCCAGGATCAGACTCACGGGCTTTGCGGACTTCTTCCGGCCACTGGTCGCCCGCAGCGAAACGGATGTCATCCGCCCACGCATCGCGGTTTTCCGACTCAACCTCGGCTACCTTGCGGAAACGCTCACGCGCTTCTTGCAGTATGTCTTTGTCGGTCTTGTTCATGTGGTTCCTTCGTCATCCCGACGATGGTTAAGTCATCCATGCTTCCGCCCCTCTGTGTTGTGCGTGCTGGCGCACAGGCTTGCGTTCTTTCCGCTCGGACACCATGCCGGGGAATAACTCCGCAAACGCCCAAACAAACGCATCAGCCCTGTTTGGCGATCCCTCGCCTGTGTATCCGCCCGTTGTGAACCCGCTCAATTCTTCTTCCAACTCGGGGAAGTAGCCCACCAACCGGACCTTTCCAGCCTCTACAAGCGACGAAATAGGCTCGGCCCGTACTACCTTGCCCCGTGAGGCGCGGAGTTCCTTGTAGGGCGTTCTCGGGCGTGCAGTCTGGATTACCTGCTTGACCATCGCGCCACCGTAGTTGATCTCAGCCACCACAATGTCAGCTTGGTGCCGGTCATAGGCATCCGTAGCGATCCGGCCCCATGTCGCCGGTCCCGCTTTGACCGTCAAATCCTCTAGGAGATAGCCGTTTCCGTCTGTTCCGAGGCCAGCGACCACGATCCCGATTGCGTCATTGTCAGCGTTGTCTGTATCCCCTGACCCGGATGGGTCAATCGAAACGACAATCCGCTGTAGGTCCGGAAGTGCTTTGTCGAGGACGCGCCACTTATCAAGGTCAGTTTCATTAAACAACGCGTTGGGGTTGGCGTCTTTGAACTCGCCTTCCAAGAACCTGCGCTGTAGTCTCGCGGACAGACCTTTGAGAGTGTCAATGTACGATTCAGGCAGGTTCTGGACGTTATCGCGTGGGTTGATCTGTATGGCTGCGTAATCGTCAGCATTGCGAAGATGTTCCTTCGTTTCCGGGTCGATCTTCTGGACAAATACGCGATACGTCCAATGGCCCTTGTCCGGCGGATTCTCGTCGTAGAACATACGAAGCGGCAGAACTTGTGGCTCGTGCCCTTCTATGTCCGTCATCACCTTTTGGGCTAGACGGGTTACTGCGATTCCCCTGCCTGCCCACGGGATTTGGCTGCACTCGTTCAGGAATATCGTGACGTACTCTTGGCCGAGAATCTTTTCTGTGCGCTCTTTGTCATCCAGCCCACCAAACCACACTTGCGAGTCATTCGGAAGCGTGGCGAACCAGTCAGACTTATTCAGCGTGTAAGGCACATCCGGGAAACACAACTCCATTACTTTGGGGAACGTGTCAAAGACGATACTGGCTTTTACCGCGTTGAACCTGAAGCGCAGAATCGCGTGCCTTGATCCTGGCGCTTTCAACGCCCTCACCACAATGGCACGGACAGCCAAGAACGTCTTGCCGCTTCGGCTTCCGCCAAACAGCATTACATGCGTTGCACGGCTTGCCAATAATGCGTTTGCTTCCCTCTGTCGAGAGGTCAGGCTAAAGGTTTCCATCCGCCTCAGACAGAATCACACGCAGCGGGCTTCCGCCCTCGCCGGTTATCTCGGTTTGTTGCTTTGGCTTGCCGTCGAGCCTGTCAGCGATGAATTGCACCGCCCAAGGTTCACCAGCTTCCGCCAGTTGAATAGACTTCTCTGCGATTCGCCTCAATGCGGCGTAATCGTCTTTGGCAAATGCCGCCTTCAACTGGTTCTCGAACATCCGAGATTTGGCGGCGAATTGATTCCCTTTAGGCGCGGCCATGATTCTTAACCCAAACCGTTGTTTTCGCGCAACAAGTCAGCGACAAGGCTTATTGCCCAATCCTCACCGTCATGGGCTTTGCGCAATAGGTGTTTGGCCGATGCTTCTATTTCGCCGGTATCGATGCGGCGCAGCACATCAGCGAATAACTCGGGCGGCATTCCGGTGAATTCCGGTTCAATGTTGTCCGGGGTTGCCGGTATCTTGCGTGGTCGTCCCATCATTGCTCCTTGAGCGCCGGGGATTCCGCCCCGTTCGGTGTTTAGGGGGCTTCTTCCGTCCAAGTAATCTGAACGTCGATTGCGTTGCCTGCGTATGTGCCACCGCCCAGGTTCAGGGCAATGACATCAGTAGCCGAGCGCAGCGTGGGGTATTTGCCGCCGCTTCCGGTGAAGTCGAACACGGTCGGGGATGCTGGCGTACCTGCTGCGGCTGTCAGTACCGTTCCGCGCTTGGCTGCGATGGTCCCGCCACCATTGGTGGTCGCGCCCAGTGTTGGGTTTGCCGTGTAGGCCGCAACCACGCTTTTAGCGGTAGACATGCTTTGAGTGTTGTCATGCGGCACGCCGCTCGGGTTTGTTGCGGTGCCTGCGCTATTGGCAGTTGTCCGCTTCACCACGGTGAACGGGATCGCCGCTGCTGCGGTCGCAATGCCCGATACCTCGATGCGCAGGACTTTGGTCACTATCCCGGTTGCACCGGTAATCGTGAAAAAGTCGGTTCCTGCGTTGGCGACGGACAGGCCAGAAACCGCCGCGCTAAAAGTGGCTTTGCCCGTATCTACAACCGCCGATTCTGCTGTGGACATTTAGCCCCCTAGAAATGCAAAAACCCGCCGAAGCGGGTTAGTTGGTGAAATTTTGGCGTATAGAGTGCCGTCGATTTGATCCTCGGGGAATTCCCTCCGGTCCTCCGACAATTCAATACGACGCCCTAGCGTAACACAGAATAATGTGTTATGCAACCTTCGCGGATATGCTATGCGCACAGGTCGCCGCTGCGTTGTCCAACTCCCGCAACGCCCACCCATAGGCATAGGTTGACCGGCTATGCTCCCGCGCTCCCGAACCGCCGCAAGTGATACACGGCATTTCCTCTTGCATCGGCGTGTCGGGTATCTGCCTATGCCCCCTGCCGCCGCAATCCTGGCATGTTCTGTTGTGCCACCAATCCGCCGCGTCGAGGATGTCATCCCGAGCGTCGTTGTTCAAGGACTTGGTTTTGCCGTATCGCGCCATTAACGCGGCAAGCACGCCAAATACCGCGCTTTTTGAGCCGGTCAGCCATCTAGCCACCATCGGCCCGAGCGGATCGCCGTGAATAGCCGCCATCCCGGCTGCGGCTAGCCAGTCCACATCAAGCGTGCGCCAATCGCTCATGGCAAGATTTTTGGACTGCGTTGCGCGGCTATACCGTTCTATCGACATTGGGATTCCTTGTAAAGCTTGGGCTACTGGAAATCGCCAATTCCTTTACCCAAACATCAACCCATAAACGGGCCGCGATCTCATCATCTAGCCCGTTTTTACTTGGCTTCGGCCATTCAATCCAGTACGGATTTTCAAGTATTGAGCGCATCGAACCATGCCTCCGTCATCTTTGCCAGCAAACCGCGCTTGATTTCCCGTTCCGCCCGCAGCGTCTGGATTGCGCCGCACCATCTATCCATGTTTGCCCTGTCAGGTCTAGCCAATAGTGCGGCTATGTCGTGACCGTGCGTGACGATTGCCGCCATTAGGTGCTCTGTCTGTGTCATGTCAAAACCGCCGCTACGGCGTCATCGACCGTCCGAGCCACTACCACCGGCCACCGTTGCGCAAACTCAACCTGCGAGGGTTTTAGCTTGCCCTTAGCGGTTTTAATCTCTACCCACAACCAGCGATTTACGGCACGCACGCGAATCAGGAGGTCAGGCACGCCGCCGCCAACTTTGCTGGTGTCGAGAACATCGCAGCCCATGCGTTCAAAGGCTCGCTTGATTTCGCTGTGATTGGCGTCTAGTCGGGCGGCTCTACGCATCCGGCCCCCATATCCCCCACTCACGGCAACTCGGGCAGCAAAACTCAACCATGCCGTTTATTGACTGTCCGCACCGAATTGGGCAACTTGATACGCCGCCCGTAAGTCCTGCCTGAGCACTTCCGCCGCTTCCTTGCCGCGCTTGCTGGCTATGCGCTTCAGCAATTCCTTGATCCTCAGCGGCTCCCCGTCGGTTCGCCTCATCCATTCCCGCGCCTCGCACTGGCGGCGATATTCTTCCGAATCGTTCATTCACCGGGCACCTCATAAATAAAATATCGTCCGTTATTGCTTACAACCTCAACCACTGGTATTGCGCCAAACATCCGTAGCACTGCACTTACCGCATTTGCGGATAAATTGGTCTTTGCCATCAATTCGCGGGTAGTGATTAACCCGCCATTCGGCATGGCGTCGATCACCTTGGCTTTCGTCATGCAATTGCCCTTTCTTTTCGCAGCCCGAGCCGTAGCTGGTCAACGTCCGTAATCTCTGCCGGTTGTTCGCTCAACGTGAAATAGCATCCAAAGTCCCTGCAACCCGCCCGTATCTGCCGAGCGGTGCAGCAGGTTTGCAGGTTAGTCGCAGGAGGTTCAAAGCCGTGAACCTCGCTGCGGCCGCATTGGCAGGTTAGGATGTATTGGTTCATGCGGCAGCTGCAAACAGGTCCGATGTCAGTTTCGTTGCCTGTTCCAGGTTAGCCGCCGCCTGCTTGAAATAAGACTCCTTCAACTCCACCCCAACGAACCGCCGCCCCATTTCAAGCGCGACGAATCCCTCGCTGCCAATGCCCATAAACGGGCTTAGAACAACGTCATCATGGTTAGTCCACAGGTCTATGCCCCTGCGGATCACCTCAAGCTGCAACGGGCAGATATGCCGCTCATCGTCGTTCTCGCGGGCACTGCGGTATTGCAATGTGTCGGACGGATCAATATCCATCCAAACCGGCGATGCGACCTTCTGCCACTTTTGCACCGGGTAATCCTCGACGGAATGCGTAATCCGCTCAGATTCCCCCGGCGCACGCATTGTCACCAAGTAATCAGGAATGCCATGTCTAGACAAGTGCGCATTGTTCCGAACCGACTTGTGCAGTAAGCCGACTGCTTTTGTGCGTTGCATCGCGGTAACCGGGTCTTTCCAGATGCACACTTCCGCGTGATAGATAAACCCCTTGGCCTGAAATGCGCGGATCAGGTCGCCGCGAAAGTCCCGCAGGCCGATATAGCCATCCCGTTCCTTTGAAGTCGGCATCAACATGCAATGAAACGAAACTTCGCGCCCCGGCTTCATCACCCGCAGCAGTTCATCAACCAAAAACCCGAAATGCTCGAAAAACTCCGCGTCCGTCTTGCAGTTGCCCATATCACGAGGGCTGTTGCTGTATGTGTACAAGCTTGCAAATGGCGGCGAAAAGATGCTGTAGCCGATGGAATGATCCGGGATGCCCTTCAGGACTTCCACGCAATCGCCGCGATATGCCGCCCACTTATCCGATACAACCTGCTCTATGCAATTCATGCTGCCTCCAGGAATGAGGGCACGCTTACGCGCTTGTCTGCCCGATAATCGTTCGTTTGCTTGCTGGCGCTCTTGATGCTGGCAAATACCGCATCCTTCGTTTCCGCGCTAAGACTCTCCGACATGGCGAGCGCATCCTTTTCTTTGCGCCGCAGGTTCGCCACAATCGCACCCTCGCTCTCAGACGCAAAAACATGCACGTTGACCTGTCTACCCTGTCCAAACCGCCAGCATCTCCTTACGGCTTGGTAATACGCCTCAAATGAGTCCGTCACACCAACAAATGCCATACGGGCGCAGTGCTGCCAGTTCAAACCGAATCCCGCAATACTAGGTTTGGTTATCAGCACGCGGATTCGCCCTTCGGCAAAATCGATCAAGCGCCGCTCTTTCACGTCTGCGTCATCGCTCCCGCGAATTTCGACCGCGCCAGGAATCGCTGCCCGCAATGCGTCGCCCTCCGCGTTCAGGTCGCACCAAACTACCCAAGGCTGCGCATCGCCATTAACCGCATCAGCGCACGCCTTAACCCGATCCTCAAGGCTAAACCTGCGAGCGTCGCGCCGTTCGCTCAAGGTTTGCGCTTCCATTGCAAACAATGCGCCGTTCGTCGGCATTGTCGTTCCAACGGTGTGTTCGATCAAATGCAACGGCGGAAGTTCATAGGCGCTATCGTCATGGCCGAGATCCGATGGTCGACGAATCAATGCGCCCCAACTAACCACCCACTGCCAGAAAATATGTCGTGCGTGGCCCTTCAATCGCCATATCGAAGTCTCGCCGCCATCGTGCGTGAAAAACTCTGCCAGCATCTCAGCGCGGCTGCAAATCCCGAGAAACTCTGCATGCGTCCCGAGTTCGGTCCAGTCGTTCGGGGCCGGGGTTGCAGTCGCGCAAAGTTTGTAACTCGTATGCCTGAATCGCTCAGTCAGAATGCGAAAGGTCTTTGCATCGTGATGCTTGATGATACTCGACTCGTCCAAAACCACGCCAGCAAACGGCATGTCAAATTTGTGTACGCGCTCGTAGTTGGCAATGTTGATGCCTGGGCGAACGTCCGCAATCTCCCGGCAATGCGTTACCTGCACGCCTATTTCCGCGCCTTCATGGACGGTTTGCTGCGCAACAGCAAGCGGCGCGAGAATCAAAATATCGCCACCCGTTTTCTTGGCTACAGCATCCGCCCACGCAAGTTGCATCCTGCTTTTACCAAGCCCGGTATCGGCAAAGATCGCCGCACGCCCGCGCTTTACCGCCCATCGCACCAAATCCACCTGATGCGGGAAAAGCGATCGCGGCAAGCCGGAGACTTCAAATCCGCAGGGCTGAATCGCCGCGAATTTGCGCCTAACAAAATCCCCGTAGTCCGCTAAAATCCCATCAGCCATTCGATTCTCCTTAATCGTTTGGTTAGGCGGGAGACGGTGCGCTAACACCTATCCCGCCGGTTAGTTTTGCAGCCAACTTCCTCGCTTCAAATTCCGCGTCCAATCTATCGCGTTCCATATTTGCCAACTCAAATCGATCTGGCTTTCGCGTTGCCTCTTGCGCTGGCGGAGCAAGTTTCGCCCAGTTATGCCGTATCGCGTTCATGAACGCCGCGTCCCAATCCGCATAAGCATATGCCTTTGCCTGGCAGGAAAGTTGAAATGCTGCCAAATGCTGCTCAAGCTGTCCGTGTTTGTTCTCCGCTGCCCATGCCCGAACCCGGTCGCTGATGGCGAAGTTTTCAGGCATCTGCGTTTTTTTGGATGCAGGGCGCGGAGCGCGACTTTTCTTTGTATTTATTTCTTCTGCTTCTGCTTCTGCTTCTGCTTCTGCTTCTGCTTGGGCTGACATTGGCTTACGCGGCTTACTATGCTTACTATCTTCTAACTTCTTGTCTCTAAAGCGTTTTTGAGCAAGTCGGTTCTGTTCTCGGCGATCTTCTTCATTACGGATCGCGCGGTACTTGCCGTGATTGACAATAATCCATCCCCATGACCGGTGCTCATCCATGCGAAGGATGCGCCGTCCCTCTTGTTCAGGACTGCGCGAGTCCGGATCAGGCGCTTCTAGTTCTAGCAGTGCTTTCTGCACTTCCGCAAGCGAGAGGCCAACCTCTTCAGCGATTGCGCGAGGATGAATATCCACCCATCCTGAGGCGTCAGCGTGCGCTAATAGATTTGTAAATACGACAAGCCCGTGAGTGTTCCCCCTGAGCGTGCCCTGATAGATAGAGGCAAAGAGTTTCGCGTACATGCCGTAATATTACAGTAATATTCAATGGCTGACAAGTTCCCGCACAATCCTCCGAACCTCAAGCCACGGCAATTTCACCGCTCGCGCTATAGCGTGGATTGAGCATCCGCAGCGGTAGGCGTGGATTATGGCGGCTACGTAGGGGTCACTATGCATCCGAATCTCCGTCATAACATCCGCAGTCAATCTCAATCGGCGTCCTGAACATGTCCAGTTGCGCACGGTCTGCCCGGATCAAGTCGGCCCATGCAAAGTTTCGCCCCAAACCTTTGACGCTCGTTAGTTCGGCATTGGCTTCCATCGCTAACGCACGTTCCAGCAGGTCGGGGTAATCCTTGCCAAGCTGGATGATTTCGCGCGGCTTGGAGGACGGGCAGAAGAAGCAAGCAGACTTGCCGGGGCGCGTTAATCCTGCGTTGTCGATGGCTTCGATGCACTCATCTCGGCCCCATCCCCATTCGATGAGGGGATACACAACGTTTGGGTATGGCTTTGCGCGTTGTGGCTCGTCAAAATCAAAACCTATATGCGTGACCACATCAACTGCGCCGATTGATTTCAAATACGCTTCGCAAGGCTGGCGCTTCCATTTTTGCGAACAGGTCTTAAAACCAAATGCAATAGACGGCAAAGTTTTTCGCCGCAAGCATTCACCTTCTAAACTGCCGTCCTCAACTTGCTTCGCCTGTTCGCCGCGAATGGTCTTAATTGGCGGCAATCCGCGATCAACCAACCATTCCGAAAACTCCAAAATGTGCGCGTATGTATGAGGCTTTTCCCCGCCCGTATCGGCAAACAAAATCAGATCAACTGGAATATGACGCTCATGCATCCCGATAAGCATTGCCGTGGAATTCGTGCCGCCTCCGTAGGAAACAACATTCATTCAACCACTCCCCCTTCGGCTCTCTGGCGCTCTTTCCGCAGCCGCCGCACTTGATTAACCCGCCCGCGGTTTGCCTTGCACCAATTATTAGCCTTCTCCGCGCAACACGCCTTGCACTCGTTTCTGCGATACCCTTCCTTGCGCATGGGGAATTCCGTCTCGTGCTTTGTTGCTTGGCACGATCGGCACACTTTCATGTCTAACCCCAATGCCATTGTCTGGTCATCATCGTCCTGGCAAACGTGCAACCGCCCCGGCAAACTGGCAAGCGACTCAGGCACGCGCAGGTCAAACACGACTGCTCTCCGGCTGAAGTTTTGCAAGTAGCCGCGTGCTGCCGATCACTACGGTGTCGGTGCATTGGTTGCGGCCATCCCATACTGGCTTGCCCTTGTCGTCCAGATAGGTAAATTGAGCGCCTATGCCGAGAATACCGCCTTCGTACCTGGCTAATCGGCCCGAGAACATGCGCACGATGTCTCCCTTGTTCATCGCCGCCCCGCAAGCCAAAGCGCCAGCAAAGGCGCGACAACGCACAGCGCCACGAAGATTAGTACATCAATCGGGATCATATCCCCTCCAATTCACGCAAATCACGCAGTTCTTCCAAACGGCGGCGAGCGGCTGCTTTTGCTGCGTCGCCAGAGGCTATTGCGAATTCTAGGTCGCGCTTGCGACTAAAAGCAGCATTTTTAAGACGCATACAATTTTTACAATGCGCTTCGGGGTCGCCTTTTTTGTGCCATTTATCGCCTTTTTTCCGATGAAACAACTCACCGTATGCAAAGACTTTATCGCATTTAGAGCACCGCCAATGGGACTCGTCAACGCGGATCATGGGAACCTCTTAAATAAAATGCGCCCAAACCAGCGAACCCTCGCTCGCTGTAGTCTGGGCGAACCCTGCGCGTCAAAACCGCATTGCAGGGAGGAGAAGTCATCACGCATTCCGTATCATCTTGTGGACAGCTTGCCGGGATATCCCGAGGCTTTCGGCAATCTGCGCCACGGATTCGCCCGATGCGCGGCGCTTTGCCAGGGCTGCGCGACGTTTGCGGAATTGGCTTAAATATTGAGTGCGAGTCTGTTTCATTTGGATAGACTAAACGCAATAGAATCCAATGTCAACGGGTTTGTGAAAATAAAAATATTTTGCTAAACCTGTTGACAAGCGATTCGGATAGGCGCAATATTCATCTACGCGCTACCTAACAGCGCGATAGGAGAAACGAAATGAGCACTTGGACGTTTTACATCGAAGGTCTGAACATCGAGCGCAGCTTTACCTGCCCGACCAGCAACCAGGCGCGGATGTTCATTTGGGAATCGCTCACCGACGAGCAGAAAAACAATGTCGTTTGCTTTGATCTCCTCGACGAGGTGGCCGCATGAGCAACGCAAACCATATCACGCAAGGTGGCCTTGACCACCTCTGCGGCATCAAAGGTGCGCCGCACATTGAAGCCCCGTCCCTTGAAGCCCCGTCCCTTGAGGACGCAACCGCGCTTATCCGCAAGCTGACGTTGACGCCAGAAAACTGCATGACGCTGCTTAACGTCATTGCAACGCGACTGGTCGAGCCGTGTCAGGGCATGACGCTTGCGCAACTTAACCGCGATCCACGCATGCAGGCTTGCGCGTTGATTGACTCGGCGGCGGATGAAATCAGCAACATTGACGGGGTGACGGTATGAAAGACCTCATCAAGTCGTTCGCCTACGGCTGCGCGTTTGCAGTCGGGTTTTTTGCCGCGATTCACTTCACCGCTGATGCCGAGGACGCTACCGCAGAGGCCGAGCAGGCCGAGTATCTGGCCTATCTGGCCGGATTGCAGGATGGTGCGCGGGAGGCTTCGAAGTCTTGGAAAACGTGCCTGTTCACGGAGTACAAATGAACCTCGCCCAAGAACTCGCCAAGGCCGACCGCGCTATTCAAGCGGTCATCAATGCCGACTATGACCGGCTCATGATCCGTAACCGGCTTGCTTGGGAATACCTCAAGCGCAGTCAGGCGCAGAGATTGCGGAACGACAAACGGGAGCAAAGGAAATGGAAATAGAACTCGAACCCGGCGACATGTTTACCGCCATGAACGACGCCGAATATCAGGAATTCTGTGAGCAGTTTCAGCGTGACCGCGAACTTGAGGACGCGCAGGATTACCTTGACGAACTGAATGGGGAATTTGAATGAAAGTCTACAAAGCAATCAACGCGGTGCAGGCCGACCTTGCCAAAGATGGCATCGGCAAAGACCGCAAAAACACGATGCAAGGCTACAACTTTCGCGGCATTGATGACATGTACAACGCCCTGGCCCCGTTGCTTTCCCGCCACGGCTTGTGCGTCCTGCCGCGCACGCTTTCGCGGGAATGCGTCGAGCGGCAAAGCGCCAAAGGCGGGGCGTTGTTTTACATCACGGTGGAAATGGAGTTTGACTTTGTTTCCGCCGAGGATGGATCAAAGCACACGGTCAAGATGTACGGCGAAGCGATGGACAGCGGCGACAAGGCCACTAATAAAGCCATGAGCGCGGCATACAAGTACGCATGTATGCAAGCGTTTTCAATCCCTACCGAGGTCGACAACGACGCCGATGCAACCACGCACGAAGTCAAGCCTGCAAAGGCAGAACCCAAAGCGCCACCAAAGATGATTAGCCCCCCGCTCAAGTCAGATTCCTACGAAGTCAGCAACGACCGCGCTGAGACTATTTTCGAAGCCGCTAGCGCATCGGTTGACCGTTTTAAAGCCGGAGACTTGGACGGCGCATTTGACGAAATCAGCGGGCTTACGGACAACGGGGAAAAGCTGTTTCTGTGGGCTATTCTCAAGGAATATTCGGCACTGCGTTCGGCAATCAAGACGCGGTGGCAGAACGGGGTGACGGCATGAACTCCTGGAACATGACTGGCAATCTCGGGCGCGACTGCGAAACCCGCCACACACCAAGCGGCGATCCGGTTGTTTCGTTTTCGGTCGGCGTCAAGAGCGGCTACGGCAAAAATGAGTCAACGACATGGGCTAACTGCGCGATGTTTGGCAAGCGTGCGGAAGCTGTTGCACCGTATCTCACCAAAGGGCAGTTGGTCGGGATTTGTGGCGAAGTCAATTTGCGCGAATGGACCGACAAAGACGGCGGCAAGCGGCAAAGTCTGGATGTGCGCGTTACCGATTTGACGCTACTGGGCAAAAAGGACTCGGCAGAAGCGCCGCGCAAATCCAGCGTGAAAACTCCGCCCGCATCATCGACGGATGATGATTCCGAAATCCCGTTCTAGCCACACACAGGAGAAAACATGTTAGTTGAAATCAAACACAGATTTACAGGCAAAATTCTGTTTGCGCATGATGTTCCAAACGATACGCCAAGCGGCTTAATGATGCGCGTCGCGCTTGAAAAAGCGAACTTGTCCGGAGCGAACCTGTACGGAGCGAACCTGTCCAGAGCGGACCTGTACGGAGCGAACCTGTCCAGAGCGAACCTGTCCGGAGCGAACTTGTCCGAAGCGAACCTGTCCGGAGCGGACCTGTACGGAGCGAACCTGTCCAGAGCGAACCT